TACCAACGCTGGTATCGTTATTGCCCGTTGCCGCTCTTATGTATAAAGCACTTGTGCTACTTGCTTGCTGAACAAAAACAGCAGTCGAACCTCTTAAAAGTTGAAAAGTCGCACCTTGACCTGTGTTGTTTTGTCTAGCGACTATTGCCTGCGGCGCGCATAAAACCAAGACTTTGCTACTTGTTGAACTTGGCGTGATTGTGCCGCTTAATCCCGTATCGGTATAACTTGTTGATGCGATATTGACTTGCGTTGCGTAGTCTGCATAAACCACTTGTAAGACTTTGCCGCCGCCTGCGGGTGATGCCCATGTAGGTACGCCGCCCGATACTGTTAAAACTTGCCCGGTCGTTCCGATTGCTCTTTTTGACAAGGTATTGGAAGCTGAAGCATAAAGAAGATCGCCTGTTGTATAAGTTGTTTGTGCTGTGCCGCCCAAAGTTGCCGCAACAGGTGAATCTAAAGACACCGTTACTGCGCCGCTTGTGCCGCCACCTGTCAGACCCGTGCCAGCCGTGACACCTGTGATGTCTCCTTGATCATTATTGATCCACACAAAATCCATATCGGTATTTGAATTTTTTGACAGGATTTGACCTGATGTACCGCCTTTGAGATCAGCCAATGATGTATCGACTGCCTGTCCAAAGACTTCAAAATCGGCAGGCAAATCTTTAACCAAGTCCGTATTTGTCGGCATTTGCCAATTAAAGTTGCTTGTGGGATTAGCCATCTGATCTCCTTACGCTATGACAAAAGCATTCTGCCATTGAAGTGTATTGGATACGGTATTCCAAGCCTCAGCGACACTCACGGATTGCCATTTCTCGGCAACGGTCGAGAATGCCACAGGCGATAAATTTAATGTGATCTGAAGCTTGTTGTATGACGATGAGAATGTCCAGCCTTCCACATAACCCTCAAATTGTGCGCCCATATTGACAGGCAGATCAGTAATTCGCACAGGCAGACCCATAAAGACTTCCAGCAATGAATCTCGATCCAAATCGCCTAAAGTCGGATTTGTCAGCTCGTAAGTTACGGAATCAAAAAATGCCTGCGGGTAAGCGCGTAAATCAAGATAAAACTGAGCTTGATCTACGGCATCAGCCTGATTTTCAAGCGATGTGCTGATGCTTTGAGCAAGATTGCCATATATGGCAACCGAATCTAAATCTTCAGCCGATTCTTGGGCATTCGATTTGTATGTGATTGTGATCTGATTTCTCACATCGCCCGCCCGTGTGACGGTCTTGATTCCACCATACAAAGCATCACCAATGAGAAGCTCGACATATCCGTTATTGGCTAAATACAAGCCCCGATGCGTGCTGTCGGCGTATGCGATGCGACCTTGTGAATCTTCATATATCTGACCAAGACCGCTTGTGGCTAGCGCACTCACCAATGCGTACACAGTCGTGGTCGATGCTGATCTTGATGTCAGCTCATAATCACCTGGCTGATCTATGTCGCCAAGACCCGTATTTTCAGCATTTGCCCAAGTTGTTGTGGCTGGGCTGTAATTTTGCCAAGTTATTGCCGCAGGTACTTCCGCCCAATTATTCAAAAATAGATCACTTAAAATGCTGTATATCTGATCACCATCAAAATCTTTTGTCAGCACACCTTCGGTCAGTGTGCGATTGAGCTTGGCTAAAGCTCCAACGGCGACAATCTTGATGCTTTGAACATACATCACTGATCCTGCCGCTTGCACTCCCACTTCGATGTCGCTGATTGTGCCACCAAAAATCGGCACAAAAGCGGCAGTGGAATCTTGAACCTCGATTGTCAGACCATCGTTAATTTGTGGCGCAATCGTTGATCCGTCAGACTTAATTAAAACAATGCTTGCGTATGAAGCCTGAGCCTGTTCATAAATATTTGTGCGACCCGATGTGATTGACAAATTTGCCAGCGTGACATCGGTGTATTCCGTGCCTTCAATCTTCAGTCTCCATACGGGTGACCATTGCGTCATGAGAGAATGCTTCCAGCCGCTAGTGTGCCGCGATAAAAGCTGTTATTCAGAATATCCACAATTTGTCTTGCCACGCCTTCTTGATCAAGCGCGCCTGTCACATTGATATTCAAATTGGTGACATTGCCGCCGCCGCCTAGACGATTATTTGGCACGATCACGCCATCAGTTTTTGGTACAAACATCTCAGCACCACGCTCGCCCACGACATACGATGTGCCAGCTTTGACTGATCCGCCTTCAGCTCGACCACCACCAAAAGCATTTGAAATCAAATTGCTGATGCCTTTAACAACGGGATTATTTGCCACAAGATTGATCAAGCTTTTGACGGAATTGACGACATTGCCAACAGCATCGGCAACGCGCGCAAATCCACTGACTAGCCCTGATATTATCGATCCAAGAGCTGAGAAAGCCGCGCCTAAGCTCTTACCAAGTACAGGCAAAACATTGGCAATAATGAAAGTCACAAAAGTTTTGAATCCGTCAATCAAAGGCTTTAATGAGTCATAATTGTCGTCAATGGCTTTTTTGACTTTATTAAAAGCTGAGAATATGCCACTGATCACCGGTGTGACTGTTTGAATTATTGCAGGCACGACTGTCTCAACTAGAAATCGATACCATCTTTGAAGCGTAGGCAACGCATCTTCTTTGATAAATGCAAATAAATCCTTAAAAACAGGTGATAATTGCGTGCCTAATTTGTCGGCGAAATCGGCAATGGCTGGTATGCCCTTATCCACAAAATTTGTGATCAATGGTGTTATTGCATCAAGTACAATTGATCCGACCGTCTCTTTTGTTTCATCAAAAGCAATACCAAGACGCTCCATTTTGCCCGCGAATGTCTCAGCCTGCAAAGTTGCTTGACCGCCAAAGGTAGCTGATAAAGCTTTGGTGACTTCATCAAAAGTCATTGATTTTAATTCTGCGGCAGATAATCCAATACCTAGACGACCAAGAGCCGCAGTGTTACCATCAAAACCGCGTGCCAATGCCGCGCTGACCGATTCCAGAGATTTACCGCTACCAGCCGCAACATCAAGAGCCAAAGCCTGCAATCTTTGAGCTTCGGCGACATCTTTAGTGCTTCGGACTAATCGATCAAAACTTGGTCTGAGCTGATCATCAGTCACACCTACTGCGACAGCCGTTTTTGATATGTATTTCTCGACATTGGCGACAACTGCATCGCTCGCACCTGCAACATTTTTTAGACTTGTCGCAAGAGCTGTCTGTGCCTTCTCATCTTCGATCGCCGCTTTAACGCCATCGATTAAAAGCTTGCCTGCGTATGCCGCCGCCGCCGCACCTGCCGCCGCAAAAGCCAGCCCTGCCTTTTTGCCAAAGTCGGCAACCTTACTTCCAAAGCCTTCAACCTCATTTGAGCTATCAGTTAGTTTTTTGCGCAGATCATCGACATCAGCAAGGATTGAGAGCTTTAATGTACGCGATCCAGCCATCAGTCAAACCTCTTAACAATCTCTGAGAATGATTGCTCCCATTGTTTCACAAGCTCGCCCTGATTAGCTCTAAGCGTGGGATATATGAAATAACCCTGTGGATTCCAAGACGGGAATTGTGCAAATTTTTTTGATCCAAATTCCATACCGCCCCAAAGTTGCTGAGTTGTTGCGCCACCTGAGAATCGTTGTGATGCGTAACCAATCGACAATTCACCAAGTTTTGAAGATTTGGATACTTTTGATCCTTCGGCGATACGCCGTGCCACCTCAGTGCCTTTTGTGCGTCCATAAGACGCTGTGATGATTTTGCCACGCAAAAAATCAGCCAAAGCATTTGATTTCTTTTTTGCTTGTTCCAATGCTTGATCGTCCATAGCTTTGAAAGCGCGCTTAATGGCAGTCAGCTCGCGTTTATCGTAACTGATTGCGTCCTGTGCCATTGCGCTTCTCCAAAATCTCGATCGCTGTCAATATGTCTTCCGCCGATACCCACTCGGACATCGGTATCGCAGTGGCGATTGCTAATTCAACAATTAGCCGTCCGACTGTGCCACTGCCGTGACTTTTGGGCTTTGCGGAATTGCATCGATGTCTGCCACAGTTTCAATCCATACATCGAAAGGCTTGACGGGATTGCCCGCCGCTTCCCGCTTCATGGCGTTATATGCCAAAAATGCGAGATCAGACATTCCCAAAAGGTTGTCGCCTTTGATGTCGGTGATTCTGCGTCCTGTCTTTGTCTCCCACTTGACCCATTCAGGCGGCAGTACCGATGTTGATACTGCATCGC